ATGTGTCGACGCGGGTGATAAAGAAGGGGGGGGGGGGGCAGCGAATTCTCTTTCGGAACCATGAACGCTTGACAAGCATTCGGAACCAACGAGATGGTATCGTAGACGCATGGATTTCACGGATGCCGATTTCGTAGCGCATCGCAAAATTAATGATCCATTGCTGGACACTCCACTTGAGCGTCTTGATACCATCTATAACCTCAGAAAGAAGATCACCGGGTGTGTCACGGTTGGGAAGGAGAAAGGAGAGGAAAGGCTTAGCAACAAACCTATGACCAATATAGTCGTAGCATTTGCTATTGAGCTCGCCGAAGCGAGGGCCAACACCAGTCTTCTCCTCCTGGACGACAAGACCATAGGTGGCAGTCACTTCCTTCCATACGGAAAAGAAGCGACGGTCACCAGAAAACAGGCAGTCGTCCCCATTAAACCTCCCAACACGATGAGCACCCGGCCCGAAAACTTGGTCACAACAGATATCATAACATGCTTTGTTAAGCAAACAAAGCAGAGGAAATGAGACCAAATTGCCCATCATAGAACCCCTGCGAATAGGGTGAAGTTTTCCAGACTTCGATTTCCAAGATATGTTAGTAAAGCTCTCCACAAGGACATTGCGCTCCTCGGGAGTCAAGTACTCACACTTCGACAACACATCCACTATGACAAGAACAGCCTCGTGGTAAATCATATCAGTCGCGGAGGCATAGTCTCCACTAATGAACTCTTCACCAACCCGCTGATCCCCAGCCACAGCTTCAGCATCGCACTTCTCAAACTCGCCTCGCACTAACCAGCCAGAAGATGAAAGATGGTCATATAAAGAACTATGCACAGGTCGCAAGACCCTCTTAACGTACTCAGATTGCATAGTAACGACCCTCATCTTCCCCTTCGTCTTAGCGATTCCAACACGAACTTTAGATACACTATGCGGTCTAAACTTCGGAGATGTCGCAAGGGTACCCCCTTGGATTGACATGGTCTCGAGACAACCCTGCTGGTCAGGTACATAAACCCTCTCTCTCTTACCCTCAAGGCACCGTCCCCAGCCTTCCACTAACTCCTCGACACGGCATCGAAGCAACCAGAGAGGATCATGACACCAAGATACCTTGGGCATAACCACTGGCTCTGCGACATGCCGTCGCCACTTATCTCTCGCGGACTCCTTCAATTTGACATCGCAGTCTTTACAATCGCCATCGAACAGGCGATTACCCGATTTCAGAAGAGACCTAAGTCTCCTCCTACGTCGATAACCTGCGGAGCGTAGCTGTGACAAGCTATACTCAGAAAAGGAATCCCAGTCACCTCTTAGTGCAGAACATCTCAGACCACGAAAGTGGTAATCGCCCCGGAATCCAAATTCCTGGTAGACGATCTGAGATGCTCTCGTAAGAGCAAGTCGGATGGACCGAGCTGCACGGCAGCCGGCGTCCGCATCGATCGAAGTTGACATGATGATCAACACGGTCCCAAGAAGGCTGTAAAAG